GGATGAACGTGTAGTCCTCCACCGTGAGGGCCCGAAAGCCGGTCCGCGGGGTGTCGTTCAGCAGGTAGTCCTTGCCCTTGGGGAAGTTCACCGTCTGGGGTGTGCCCGTCTTCAGGTCGTAGACCTTCAGGTCGCCGTTTTCAACGAGAACCACGAACTGTTCGTTTTGGTCGCGCTCGATGACGTGAACGTGCGGGGCCACCGCGGTCTCAGCATCTTCCAGGCGAGCCACGTGGGTCGTCCCGGGGCGCTTCTTCAGGCCGTCGACCGGCGAGCTGTAGGCGTTTTCCTGAGCCTCGGCCTGGGAGGGCAGACGCTGGGAGGGGGCTTGTTGGGACACCCCGTTGATGAGTTGGCTGACAGCCTGGGAGATGAGGGACATTGTTAGTGATGCTCCGTGCGGAACCAGATGGCCATCGTTTCGGGGTCACCGGTCAGGATGTTGTAGTCGCCCTGCTCGGTGTCGTAGTTCTTCAGGGCCACGAACGCGCGGTTGACCAGCGGTTGCAGCTGGCGGTCGAGCGAGTCGGAGCCGAGATAGGTCAGCTGGAACCGAGTGGCGGCCAGCAGGTAGATGTATTGCCGCGCGGGCTCAGGCAGGTCGTCCCATGCCAGTTCCCACTTCACGTTCACCTTGAGCGGCTCGGCGAACACAGCGGTGTGTTTCTTCTTGTCATACAGGCGCCCACCGCGGGTGACGACCTGAAGAGTCTTGTCGGAGGCATCCATGCGGATGGCCCCGGCGGGAACGGGAATGTGACCGTTGGTGTCCGGGGTGAGCTCGATGTCATCCTCGGCGTTCCAGTCCCACTGGCCGGACTGAACCTCGCGGCTCACGGTGTCCAGCGCTTGTTCGGCCTGTTCGGCCTCGTAGACGCCCGAGGTGAGCGAGTTGACCGGAGAGATACCCACGGTCTTCAGAATCTCGTTGACGGCCTGCAACTTGGTGGTTGCCATTGGGTAGCTCCAAAAAAATGGGGGAACCAGAGTGTTAGCTCCGGTCCCCCCATTGGGTTTCATGCGGTCGGTTAGGCGGTAGCCAGTTCGACAGCGGTCTCAGGACGCAGGATGCCGGAGCCCAGCGCGTAGCTGGAGACAATCAGCGTGCCCTTGCGGCGGAAGTCGTAGTTGATTTCCGTCTCGAGGTCCATCAGCTTGACGGTGCCGACAGCGCCCTTGTGTGCGACCACGCCGGCCGTGCCGGAGAAGTCACCGCGATACTTCGCGAGGATGACAGCGGGGTCACGACCAGCAGCGGTGATGGCGGTGTCGTCCGACAGGTCTTGGCCCGGCAGGTGCGTGGTCTTCACCAGCGGCACACCACCGACCATGGCGATGGAACCGTCGGCGTAGGAGCCAGCACCGTTCCAGTCCTTGTTGATGGTGTCCTTGTTCTGCACCAGGAGAGCCAGTTGGGCCGGCTTCAGGAAGCAGTTCACGTCGGAGGCGGGCACACCCTTCTCGTCGAGTTCGGTGCGGGCCGCGAAGATGGAAGCCGCCAGCTTGGAGGCATCGGTCTTCATCGCGGCGTCGACCACGCGGGAACCACCCGGAGTCACACCCGGGATGTTGCCGGCTTGACGGGCAGCGAGCACCATCAGGCGCAGCACGTTCTCGTCATACAGCTTGGCGAGGAACTCACCTTGTTCCTTGGCGTAGATGCCGCGGACGTCGAAGTGGTTCATCAGCTCGTCAATCTTGGCGACGAACACGTCCGAATACAGCACGTCATCGACGGTGATGACCTTCTCGGCGTGCTTGATGTTGCGACCGAGAATCTCGGTGCCGGGCACGTGGTAGCCGCCGGAGGCGATGCCGGTGACCGGGAACTTGGCGGACTTGCCTTCGGAGATGGTGCGGACCATGTGCTTGTCGGCGGTCACGTTCGCAGTGTGGAACGCAGCCAGAACCTCAGCCATGTAGAGGTCCTTGAACAGGGCGCGCGGGTCGCCGGAACCCAGGGATTGACCCGGGCGGTTAACGTTGGCGTTGGACATTGAAATACCGTCGTAGAGGTAAAGTTGAACAGAGGTGTCCCCAGGCAGGGGGTGGTTTAGCTTGGAGTCACCTTTAGTTCGCCGTTACGCTGACTGAGGTTGTCCACCCGTAGGCGGGCCAAAGTGCGGTCACATTGACGTTCAGGAGACGGGTTATCCGACCCGAGTTAGCTACTCTCGAATCTGGAATCTGGCGGCTCATCGGGGAATCGAACCCCGGGCATCCTGCTAGACAGGCAGGCGCTCTACCATTGAGCTAATGAACCAAGTGGCTGACCAGGTAGGTGTCGAACCCACGACCATCCGGTTAACAGCCGGGCGCTCTACCAACTGAGCTACTGGTCATCAGCATGAGAAACCCCTGAGTTACTTGGCGTCTTTCAGCCAGCAGAGCTCAGGGGCATGTTGTAGGTGGGCCCCGACAGTGCGTCGACCATCGGGCGCCCGACCCCGGGTCAAAGGAGAGAGAAACCCCCGGGGTGAAAACGACTGGAGAAAATAGAGGGCGGACCGCGGTTGACCGCAGTTCTCTTTAAGGGATTAGCCCACCCTAAGTCTCAAGTAGCCCCTGCTCGGTCAGAGGCGAACCCGCTCGTCAGAACTGCTTGGCAGCCAGACGACGAGCAACTTCGGCGCGGTAGGCCGGGTCACGCTGGTAGCGCGCATCCCGCACGGCGGCGACCACTTCTTCCTGGGAACGGAAGCCGTTGGACGGAGCCGCGGACGAACCGCCGGTGAGCAGCTGCGGGGCGGAACCGTTGGCCGACTCGTAGCGAGTCTTCAGCCACTGGAGCGCCATCTTGCTGGAGTCCACGGAGGCGACGACCTGCGAGTTGAAGGTCTTCAGTTCGTCGGCCGAGAGGTTCGCGGCAGCCCACGACTTCATGGTCTCAAACTGCGAGGCGCCACCGACGGTCTCCAGGATGGAGTTGCGGTCACGCTCGGCGAGCGCTTGTTCACCCGCGATGATGCGGTCCACGAACGACTTGGAGAAACCCTTGGCAGCCAGTTCGGCATACGAGGCCTCCGACAGGGCGCCGCTCGTGGCGACTTCCTGGCTGAACTTCTCGGTCCATGCGGACTCCACGGTTTCCTGCGTGGGAGCCTGCTGGGGAGCCGCCTGGTTGGGCGCAGCCTGAGCAGCCGGTTGAGCCGCGGGTTGACCACCGCGTGCCCGCTCGAGCTCGGCGTAGGACTTGGCGAGGGCTTCCAGGTTGGCCTGGCCGCTCTCGGCGTTCCAGAACTTCTCGGGGAGCCAGTCGGGACGGGCGGACTCGAACTGCTGGCGATGGGCTGCACCGATGGCGGCCATCTGCTGTTCATACTCCGGGGTGCCCGGGGCGGCCGTCACCTTGGTCGGGTCGGTGACTTGGGGTTGGGACTGAGCGGCGGGCTGCTGTTGGACAGCCGGGTCAATCGTGAGGTTCTCGGTGCTCATCAGTTGCGAACGACCGTGACGCCTACCAGCTGGTAGGTCTGGGGGACGAGGACCGCCGGGCTCACCTCGGGGGCGAGAACCTGGGGTTGCTCTTGTTGGGGTTGTGCCACCTGAGCGGCGACCGGGGTCTGAACCTCGGTGCCCGCCTCGGCGGTCTTCTTGGCGCGTGCCATTGGGTTTCTCCTTGTGTTGATACGTGGGGGTTTTAACCAGGTCCCCCACAACTGGGCAAATCTTTTAGACGGGTGCTTGTCCCTGAGCGGCAGCGGCCTTGATAGCCTCAGGGATAGCGGCCTGTGCGCCCGTCTCGACCATCTGCTGGGTCATTGCATCTTGCTGTTCCTGCATCAGTTCCTCTTCGGACTTGATGAGGCCTTCGGTGTCGATTCCGCGGGAGACGGCGAGCCGAGACAGCAGGGCTTCCATCTTGATGGTGGCGAACGCGCCGGGACCGAGGGCGGCCACATCGGCGATGAACAGTTTCAGCCGGTCGGCGTCCTGTCCACGACCCAGAGCCTCCAGGCCGGTGGTGATGCTCACCTTGACCACATCCTGCGGGAGCGGCGGAATCACCCGGGCCTTGGTCAGGCGGGCAATCAGGATGTTCACCAGCGGCAGCTGCAGTTCCTGCGACAGAATCGAGTAGATGCCACCGAGACCGTCTTCCAACTCCCGGGCCAGGAACCGAATCTCTTCGGCGGTGACGCGTTCACCGGAGCGCTGCACTGCGGCGTTCAACAGGAAGGCATACGACAGACGCTCGGAGATGTCCCGAATGGTCTCCTGGGCTACACGGAAGTCGTTGAACTTCTGGAGCTGCAGGGCCTGCACGTCGTTGGGGTCACCGTCCACGAAGTCACCGTTGGCCGCACGGGCCAGGTTTCGCCGGTCGGTGCCACCGGAGTTCTTCACGAGGAAGACCACCTTGGCCGCGGCTGCGGAACCCTGAACGATAGCTTTGGACAGACCCTCGAGGGACTGCAGGTCTCCGAGGTATTCCTCCACGTAGCCGCGACCGTAGTGCTCACCATCAATGGCGTAGAAACGCAAGGCGAGGAACGGAAGCTTGTCGGTGGGGAAGGTGCCTTCGGAGCCAGGAACACGAATGTCGTTGACCTCCTGGAACACCTGGAACGACCCACTCGAGGTGCGGAACACGCCGGTGTAGACCGTGGTGTCCTCGCGCGAGTTGGTGTCCACGTTGCACGCGGCTGCGACCTCGGGGGTCAGCATGAGCGGGCTGATGTTCTCCTTGGTGACAATCTCCAGGACGTTGCCCAGAGCGTCGCGACGAACCACATAGGAGTCGAGCTTGAAGACTCGGACCTTGGAGGTGTCGTCCACAAAGAGAAGAACATTGCCGGCGACCAGCAGGTGCTTCAGTGCTTCGGAGAGTTTGGAACGGATGGGAGATGCCTCGATGCGGGACTGAACGGTGCGTTCGGTCTTGGCGAGACCCTCCGAGATGGCTTCCTTTTGGCCAGGCGCCTGAGCGACTCGCCGCAAGGTCATCTCATCGATGGACAGCTTGAAGAAGGGGGTGTTGGCCGGAAGCACTGCAAGCAGCAGTTTGGCCGAGAGGTTGTTCACGACACGGGCGCCGAGGCCCTGATACGGTGTCTTGAACTTGGTGGCTCCCGTGGTCCCGGAGGGAGGAACCAGCGAGGGGATGGTGAACTTGGAGCACTCCCGGGCACGGTCCAGATACGCCTGGCGTTCGCCTTCGTATTGACCGTAGAGACCCGCGAGCGTCGCTGCGCGGTTCTCCATTAGGAGTTGATGTTCAGAGAGGAGCCAGAGGAGGGCGCGTCGCGGTCAATCCGGAGGGAGGACAGACCGGTCTTGCGACGCGAGGGCTGACCATCGGGCCCAGTGATGAGCAGGTCAGCAAAGGGGTCCTTGATGGCCGGAGCCGTCTTGGGAGCCGGGGGTGCCGGCGGGGGAGTGAACATCTTGTTCACATCGGGGTTCATGGAGCACATCTGAGGGGTCCCGGTTGGTTAGAACGGCAGGTCCTCGTCGGGCTCGTCATCAGGTTCACCCGGAGCGGCACCCTCCGTCTTGCGGAGCCGAGCCAGCAGGTGCTCCACGAGGGCGCGCTTTCCGGCGTAGAACCAGATTTCCCGGTCGGTCGACCTGAGGTCGGGACAGCGGGAGGGAAATGCCTTGTCCAGTTCCCGGATGAGGTCGGACGAGGAGGCGGGGAGTTTGTCCATGGGTTCTCCGTGGGGAAACCTGGGATGGAACTAAAAGTTCTCCGTAGGTAGGCGTTTAGGAACACCCCAGGTTTAGGTTGCGTTTAAGAGAACTTACGGAGTTCTCGCTTGCCGTCGGGCAGCCACAGGGAAATCTCGCCGGTGGCCATGTCGTAGTCCTCGTAGCGCAGCAGCCGCACCAGTCGGGCCTGGAGAACCGCGTAGTTCTCGTCCAGGTGGTGCTTCTCGAAGGTCGCCTTGCAGATGGCCCACCACTCGTCCGGACTGGAGCCGTCCAGCAGTTTGGCCGCACGCTTCTCGCCGATGGTCGGGCACCCGGGGATGTTGTCCGTCGAGTCACCCGTGAGCAGCTGGCGGTAGAACCAGGCGTCGGCGAGTTCGGGCGTGATGGTCTGCACACCCTCGGCCCACTTGCCGGGATTCAGCAGGTAGCCAGGGATTTGCTTCATGTCCTTGTCGATGGAGACCATCACCCGCAGCTCGTCGCAGGGTTCGGTCGCGAGGATGCCCATCGTGTCGTCGGCCTCGAGCCACTCCAGGGCGAACGCCCCGTGCTTGTCCCGCAGGTATTGCTTGAGGTCCTCGAGCAGGGTGGGCCGCTCGGTGCCGTCGCGGTTGGCCTTGTAGGGCTCGTAGAGGGCGCGCCGGAAGTTCGCCTTGTCGGACAGAATCACCGAGATGCGGTCGGCCTGCAGGTTGTCCTTGAGATACTGGAGATGGTCTTCCAGTCGCTGGGTCGCGTAGTCCATCGTCGGCGGATTACCATCCGGTCCCTTGGAGCAGGACGCGCGGTAGGCCACGATGTCCCCGTCGACCAGCAGGTGGACAGGTTTCGTCATTAGGATGTTGGTTGCTTTCTCTCTTTGGTTTCGTTGGGGGAACGCCGGGCTTGCACCGGCTCCGGGACTTTTCTTCCCTCTGGGGTCGTTATTTCAGACCCATGTCCTTACTTGGTCTCGTCGCGGAAGAAGTCACCCGGGGTGGTCCGCACGAGTTCTCCGGGGTGGTAGTCGCTGACACGCCAGGACTGAACCACCATGGACGCGGTGTTGGGCTGACGGGAGAGCCACCCCTTGGCGCGATACTTCTTGGCGAACACCTGGATGACTTGCTCACTGCGGGCGTCCAGGACCACGTAGACGTAACTCATGGTTTGGCGTCCAGTTGCTTGACCTTCAGCTGGTTGCGGCCCCACGCGGTGACACCGAGGATGGCGCCGGGAATCGCGAAGAGCGTCGTGAAGGTCGACACGAGGTTGGGAATCTGGTTGACCGCCTCGGGCTTGCCACCGAAGAGGGCCAGATACATGAGGTAACAGACGGCAATCACCGTGAGACCGAAGGCGCCCCCGAAGACGAACCCGATGAACGGACGCCAGCGGCGCTGCCACGGGTCTTCACTCGCGGACTCGGCGCGCATCGTTTCGTTCACCGCCTTGAGGGACTCGACCTCGGCGGTCAACTCCTCGATGGCGAGGCTGGTCTGCATCTGCAGGATTTGCGTCTCGCGTTCGACCTCGAGTTCGCGCAGCTTGAACTTCCACTCGGCGTCACGCTGCATCACATCGAAGAGTTCGCTCGGGTCACCCTTCTCGGTGCCGAACTTCTTCGCAATCCAGCCGCCGACCAGTGAACCCTGAGGTCCGGCCAGCAGGGTCCCGAGGATGGGGGCAGCGTCTGCGACGCGCTCACCCAGGGCTTTCCAATCCATCAGAGGACTCCCCACCCCTGGGCTTCCAGGAGTTGCTGCTCGAGGACGAAATCCCGGAGTTCATCCGTGGACCAGCCCTCGACGTTGTTGACCCCATAGACGGCGGCCAGGTGTTCCAGTTGTTCACGCTCGTTCATTGCGGTGCTTCTCCAGGTAGTTCTTGATGTTTTCGTAGGCGGCCCAGCAGCACGACAGCAGCACCAGCAGGAACACTGCGCTGAAGAACGTGATGAGCACCGCGAACACGAAGTCGAAGATGGCGGTCATTGGTGGTTGATGA